CCGTTATGTAAACTTATGATGGAAGATGGGTGGCAACTAGAGCATGGTCCCCCCAATCACAAGGGATGGGAAACTGTACATATTATATTGAAACCCATGCTAGAGTGCTCTAATGACTTAGATCTTGATGTCTTGGATAAATGTAAGGAAGCTTTTCTTCATGATATCCGGAAAAAGCTGCCAAAACGCTGGAAGGAGATGATACATCCTGTCTCTAACTTCGTGGCAGTGAATGGCGCTGCTGGAGTAGCATATGTCGACGCCATTAATCGATCCACTTCAGCTGGATTCCCATATAATAAGAGTAAGAAACATTTTTTCCAACTTATGGATCCACAAGAAGGATTAGATCATCCAATTCAATTTGATGAAGAAATTATGGAACAGGTGGACGCCATTGAAGCACGATATGCTTCAGGACGCCGTTGTATGCCAGTATTTAAAGGCAATTTAAAAGATGAACCCCTCTCTCATAAAAAGAGGAAGGCAGGTAAAATTCGTTTATTTGCTGGATCGCCTGTCGCATGGACAATAGTTGTCCGGAAATATTTCGTTATGTTATGTCGTTTGATGACGTTGCATAGAGATGTCTTTGAGCATGCAGTTGGCATTAATGCCGCCTGTCACGAATGGGGTGACATGATCAAGAAGATGACAAATGACTTAGATCCCAAACTATTGAATCGCTTCATTGCTGGAGATTTTGAAGCATTTGACAAATCAATGATTGCTGCTGTTATCCTAATGGCTTTCGAAATATTAATTACATTAGCTAAGGAGAGTGGAAGCTTTGATGACTATGATATCAAGATCATGCGAGGCATTGCTATAGATACCGCATACGGACTAGTTGATTTCTTTGGCGATTTGTGTATGTTTATGGGTGTAAACCCATCGGGACATCCACTAACCGTTTTTATCAATAGTCTAGCGAATTCTTTATACATGCGCTATGCGTACTATATGGCAAATCCTAATAGCGATGTGTCCACATTTCAAGAGCATGTTGCATTGCGCACCTTTGGCGATGACAACTTCATGACGGTTGATGACAGTATTGACTGGTTTGACCATACGGTTATACAAGATGAATTGGGCGCAGCAGGAATTAAGTATACGATGGCGGAGAAGGATACTGAATCAGTACCCTTTATTCCGTTATCCGAAGTCACATTCTTGAAGCGTCGATTCGAATATAGTGAAGAAATTGG